GTTTTCGTTGCTAATAACCCAAGCTTATTAGGTCCAAAGATGTCAGTGCTCTCAAGAATGATTTCAACTTACTTTGAATGGTGGGGTATTCGAGTTGATCGAATCCACGCCAGTGATCCTGCGTATCAAGCCATTTTACAAGGTTTTACCGATCACCACTTCGCCGCTCCCATGCGACCCCCACGGCCCCCTGCCGACGGAGTGTTCTTTCCCACCGTGCCTCCTGTGGCGTTCCGTGCTCAGCATGGAATCCCTCAAATGCGGTGGTACTATTCACCTTATACTCCATACCGCCGTGCGTGGCGTGGAGTGGTGTTTAGTGTGTTATCAATAGTGCACTACAACGTTATCACTCAACACATGAACCGTCCCCGTAATCCCGGTGTGTATGGTTCATTACTCAATGGTCTGGTTGCATTCCTTTTCAGCTTAATGTCACCAGAGTCCAGCATCGTTATGGCGTTGTTGACTGGCCTGCGATTTGCAGGAGCCTTGAGTCCGAGAACCCCTTTACTTCTCTTGGACTCCTGGAACGTCTTCAAGCGTATCGAACCAGTACCCAGTATTGGGCGAGGAGAACAGTTTTTAAGGATTGTGCCCTCGTTGCTGGTGGCTTCTACCATCTTACGCCGACAACCCTGGTGGTATTCGGTGTTTCGACCTCAGTTGGATTACCCTTGGATCCGTAATCCTACCCTCCGTGCTCAATTTCGGAACTTTACCATTCAATCTGCAGCTCCGAACATTGGCATCACACACTCCCATCCTTATTCCGCAATGTACCGTAACGATATGGATGGGCGCATTAACACCTTCATTCGTAATGCTGGTTATGAGATTTATAGTTTGCAGTGCTCGTCTGTTGATGAAAAGCGTGGCATTCGCGGCTGTTTTACTCATTACTGGTCAAAGGACAAAATGCGCTCAGAACGTTATGACCCCATCCCTGATAGGCCATTCTTTAAATTGATTGATGTTGATTATTACATTAATTGGACAGAATACCTATGGATGTGTGCTCCTTTTATAATTTATACCTTCTCTCCTCAAGATCCTGCTGGCACTGTTCATGATTATTCATGGTGTACACGACCAGATGGATCAATCTATATGGAGGTAACAGGTGGTGCAGTTTACTCCCACCACTTGTGGAATTATGAAATTGAAGCGTGCGTTGCCCAATACCCTGGTGTTACCATACACTATTCGGTTGATTCCTTCAGGCCTCATGCCAACCGTGAAGTTGTTTTATTGGTCCCTTGTTCTATCATGGCCAATTCTGAACTTATCACCAAAGTGACTATTGAACGTCGCTGTTTGGTGGTCAAAACAGAAACACCTTCAACACGGTTTGCCGCATCTGAAGAAAATAAGAAGAATGCTTTATTGCCACTGCCAAACCGATTAATGAAAGGTAATGTGATGCCTGCCCAGAAACTTGTTGCTATCATTCGACAGCAGAACCCCAATATGGAACCTTATTTATCCATAGCGCCTGTGGCCATGTCTACAGCTAAAGGGTCAGCTTCAGTACGTATCCGCCAGTCCTTGGCCACAGCGTTTGAAGCCCGTTGTCGTTCCCGAGATGCTTCAGATTATGATATGCAAACATTTATTGCTGCTGATTTCCAAATTGACCAACGTTCTGCGGCTTCCATTCTCTTCGACAATTTTCCACTGTCACCTGTGGATTATAGCAAGGTGTCGACGAGAGTGTCAGCCATTCCTGAAATACGTGCAAAGACCAACTCTGTTTCCTATGGTCGCACTCCTGATACCCATCGCTCAGATGATTCCCGTCCCATGGGATTCCAAGTTTCCCCTCCTGTTTATCCTCGGGACTTGATTCCAGTTCGCAGCACTATGAATGATAAATGGTGCATTGCGGAACGTGTTGAAAAGGTTCATAATCCATTATCAGATTTGAAACCTTCTGACGAACCCTATATCAGTGATTTCATTAATTATCTCATCCCACAGCCCGGCATGTTGGCACCACTAGATCTTGATACTATTCTCAAAGAACAAGATCGTCCTAACCAAAAAGTTAAGAATCGTGTTGCTGTGCATAAACTGGCAGAATGGAGTGATGATATGAAAGCTCAGGATTATAAAACCGTGGTCCAGTCCTTCCAGAAAGCGGAAGCCTATCAGGCAGATGAAGGACTCAAACCTCCACGGAATATCAGTACGTTTGATACCGAACATTGCTTAACGTATTCAAAATACACCAAACCGTTATCTGAACACATTAAACAGTTTGAATGGTACGCGTTCGGTCATCATCCAAATGAGGTAGCTCGCAAAGTGCACGACATTGCAGCTCAATCGAAAGACATCACTTGTACGGATTATTCCAAGTTTGATGGTACCCACTCAGAAGCGCTCTACAAATTGGAAGAGCGTATCCTACTCCGTGCCTTTGCACCTGAATCTCACGAAGAGATCAAGAATTTGCACCGAATGATGCGAACGGCTAAAGGTCGTACAGCATTTGGTGTTAAATATGATCTCGCTGGCTCTCGCCCCTCAGGTGCAGCGGACACTTCCATCATGAACACTATTGATAATTCCTTTTTCAATTATATTGCATGGCGCCGCGACGGTATGTCGCACATCCAGGCCATGCACATGATGGACACCCATATTATCACAGGTGGTGATGATGGTTTGGTTGGTGACTCAGCTGTTACTTATCCACAAGTATGTTCTGATTATGGAACTATCTTGAAAGTCAAACGCCAACCAGCTACCCATCCTGCTGACTTCCTCGGACGCATCTGGCCCACGCCCATGCTTTCTCCGATGAATATGTGTGATGTTCGACGGCAAATTAGCAAGTTGCACATTTCCCATTCCATGGACCCAATTTACCAACGCAATCCTGAACATGTTCTCGTTAACCGCGCTAATGGTATCTTGGTGATGGATCCAGAAACTCCCCTAATCTCTGATTGGGCGAGAATGATTCTCCGTCTATATCCAGGTTTTGTTAGTGTGCATCCAGAGAGTTGGATGCAGAGGTGGTTCGATAATAGTCCAAACGCTTATCCTGTCGATTATGAAATCGCACTCGAGATCATTATAGCACAGCTAGATGTAACTCGAGGAGAAGTGTTGGATTATATCGCCCATCTCAAAACAATTAAGAGCATTTCTGAGCTCAGACCATTGAAATCCTTGATGGAGCCTGTGCCTCCTGCAGGGCATTTCAGAGGAACCACTTACGGACTCAATAGTGAGGACTTACCAGTAGACCCACAGCCTGGCACTGGTTTAGTGAATGCTGACGCCAAATTTACCAGCATCCCAGAAGCATATCGAGCTCAGCTTGCAGAGCTTCCTCCTGACCCGTTCGTTCCAAAGTACGATCAAATGGTGTATGTCCCAAAGACCGTAACGTACTCCACTCCTCCTCTGGCTGCAGCCCAGCAAGGAAGATTCTTCGCTAGAGTCATAGAATTCCTGGTTAAAAAGAGCCCCAATAGCGCGCCTTTTGATACATTCTATGACTGCACCGCTCACGTTGGCGTAGATTTCTCCATCATGCATGCTGTCCTCACACAACTTAAACGACCGAATAATATGGTGGCATGTGAGACAGACCGAGTCACTTACCAGGCTCTTCAACGCAATGTAGCGCCGCTCATTGCATTAAAAGCGCGACACATCAAAGTCGTCAATGCTGTTAATCCGCCTGTGGTTGGACAAAACCACTTGTTATATTTTGATCCTCCATGGGATGCGAAGCTAAATGAATTTAAGTTTAAAGCAAGGAAGGATTATAATTTGGACCAGCTGCTTAAAGAGTTTGACTCACAACACATTATTGTGAAAAGAAAACCTTCTGATAAGAAGGTTGCCTCCCGGAAACCGGACTTCACCCAGGACATTAAGGTGAACTCCAGGACCATCTTCAGGATGGAATTCTATTGCCGAGCAAGCGATGGAAACCGACCTCAGTACGTGTGTAACCAGTGTTATCTGACCCGTATACCAAGCCGAACTTATCTTAAAATGAAGAAGAAGCATGGTAAGGTCCTCTGCCAAAATTGTCAGAAGGATCAAGGATTAAGAAGTACTGCGTCGCGCCGTGCCCCTGAAGCAAAGAAGACCGAGTCTAAAGAAGTGAAGATGCCGCCAGCGTCAGTAACTCCGAATAGTTCTCCCTCCGCCCCTTCTTTGAAACTCGAAACAGCCGGAGTCGTCGTGCCCACCACCGCTCCGAGATTTACCTTTGATACTATGGCTGTGCCACACTTTACGTTTGGTACGTCATCATCATCCTCATCTCCTTTCACTTTCTCCACTGCTGCTAACAGTGGTGTGAGTGTTAGTGCAGCTGTTCCTGAGCCTGGTCCAGGTACCAACTGGGCAGGTCTCCCTGAGCGCTCCCCCGCTGTCGTCTCCCCAAACGACGTTAAATAACATGTTGGTGGCCGGTGTGTAAATCCACACCATATCCTTATCCTCCCCTAGCACAGTTGTTATGGAGTCCTTACACGACCCCTAATAAGAATGTGCGACTCATTCTCTAGGGA